ATGCCCACGACCTACCCGAACATACGGCTGGTTGGCGACGGTGGTGGTATGGGCGTTGATGCCTGCCCAACACATGACGTTGCGCGTGTCTAGTCCTCTGATGCCTTGCGCGGCGTCAAGGATTGCTGTGCGCCACACATTCATTGAGCAAAGCGTGGAGGCCACGACCATAGATTTGTCTTGAACGCTGTCCATCCAATCGGCTGTAGTTCCATCAAAACCGAACGGCACTTCACCGTGCTGTTCCCCCACGTGAACGATTCGGTCTTGTCCTTGCATCATGTCAAGGGTTGCTTGAATTGCACCTGGAAGCATGATGTCATCGTCTCCGAAGACCCACAAGTAGTCGTCGTTGGTGACGTTGATGGCTCGTAGACAGTTGCCGTCTGCCCCAACATTGAGATAGTTGTGGCTGTAAAGGATGCGTGCGTCTTGGCAGTATCGGCGGGCTGATTGTTCGGGGTCGTTGTCCGAAACAATCACTCGACAATCCTGGGTCAACTGCGGCAGGATGGATGCGAGGCAGTCAACGAGTTCGGGGCGTTGAAACGTGGGGATATAGATAGTTAGCCGCATCAGTCAACCGTTTTTTCAATACGTGCAGAACCGTCAATCTTTATTGGTTGCCCACCAGTTTTGCGTATCCGTTTGTATGCGTCCATGTCTTTGCCCCATTGTTTTTCTTTTTCGCTCAACGCGGAAACATTGTGGCGTGTCGGCATCGCCGTGCCAGACATTCGGACATGGCTGATGCGACACGCAAAACAGCCTTCAACGTCGAGTGTCGGGTGTGTTTCTGCGTGTTTCATTTTCCCCTACGAAATGTATGCGCCGTAACCTGCCGCAGTAAGACTAACAACCTCATCAGCCGACACTTGATTATCTGTCCCACCCCAATACACCTTGGCAATCGTCGCAATCTCATTCGGTTCGTTCTCGGTGTAGGTGCCGTTGGTAAGTAGGAACACGTTCCTACCGCGAGGTTCGGCATCGAAATGGCGGAACAACGAATACGCCAGTCGTACCTCTTGGGAATCGAACTCCTTGGGTGGGATACCCAACACTAGGAAGTCGTCGGTTGGTGGTCTAAAGATGCTCACGAGACGTAATCACCATAGCCTGCCGCAATCAGGTCGGCCTTCTCCTCGGCGGTCACAAAGTTCTGGGAACCGCCGTAATAAATCTTGGCAATCAACGAATAGTCCCTCTGCTCCACCGTCGTATAAGAACCATCAGTCAATTTGTAGACGTTGCTACCGGCATAGGTGGGTTCGGCGTAGCGGAACAGGCGGCCAGCAATCGACATGTCGTGGCGATCTGCTGGGGCAATCTCGGTGGTTGCGGGTGGGCGGAACAGCAGCAGTTTGACTGTGGTGGTGGATTGGCTGCTGGTGCCTGAAGCTGTGGCGGTGCGTTGTGCGACACGAGCCGACACAATCTCCCTGCCACCCGTACCTGATGCTGAGGCGGTACGGAAACGGGTAATGAGTTTGACGACCAGCGAACCGCCTGTACCGGTGCCTGTAGCGGTGCGTGGTGCGATGTGCAGTTGGCTGACACTCGATGCGCCAGTCCCCGAAGCGGTGCCCATACGTGCGCGGGTAACCGCACCCGCAGCCGTCTGGGTGCCTGTGCCTGCGGCTGTGGCGGTGCGTGGCACGATACGAAGCCCTGTGGCGGTCTGGGTGCCCGTACCTGAGCCAGATGCGGTGAAGGCGCGGGTGACCACGCCAGACGCGCTAGAAGCCCCTGTGCCTGCGGCTGAGGCTGTACGTGGTGCGATATGCAACCCGACAGCACCACTCCCTGTAGTCCCTTGACCACTCGCAGTAGCGGAGCGTGGGACGACACGCTCACCCTCAGCGGTCTGCGTACCTGTGCCAGCGGCGAGTGCCGTGCGCTTAGCAACCAGCACCGTAGTAGTCGATGATGCACCTGACCCTGAACCTGTCGCAGTACGCAGCGATAGAACTAGACGTTGCGCAGTTGACGACCCTGTACCTGCTGCTGAAGCAGTACGGTCAACGACGACTAGACCGCGATAGAAACCTTGCGTCGTCTTATAAGGGGAAGCGAAATAGACGACCTTGCGGTACGTGTAATTCGGTACTTCCTCAAACTCTCGAAACCCAGGAGAGTCGGTGAACCCGAAACTGAAATCGGTGACTCCAGTAGCCATATGGCTACCTCACCTCAATCCAATGTCAGCGTCAGCGAAGTGATCTGAAAAGTGTCACCAGCAGTCACCGCAGCAGACGACGACAACGCGCCAGTCCACAAACAGTTACCGGCAGTGGAGTTATCCCACAGCGAAAAATGCGAATAGGTTTCCGTGGTGGAAACGTTCGTCCACTCAACGGTCGCAGACGACGCCATCGAACCAGACGATGCAGCAGAGAACGTGACTTCCTCACGGGTTGTCTCTGTGGCTGCGTTGCTCGTGCCCGCTTCACCAGGGTCACCGGTGTGCAGCTTCACGTAGACGTTGCTCACCGAGAACGATTGAGCGCGAAGGGTATCGAGCAGTTTGTTCTCTGCGTAGTTAGAAATCGACATCAGTTACCTCGCGCAAAATGATAGCAGAAAAAACGAAGGAGGGGTGGCCGACCAGGGGAACGTCGAACCACCCCTCACAATCGTTGACTGAACTGGTTAGTTCAGTTACGCGCCGAGCGAGGACGCCGACTCAATGCGACGCAGCGAAGCCTCGCGGAATCGTGCGTAACCGCCGAGCCAGTACCAGCCGACCGGCTGGAAGCGCTGGAGGACGTCCACCACTGGACCGCGCACAACGCGTGGGAACGCGCCGTTGCCATCCACGATGCTGTGCGCCTTGGCGAGTGCCTGACGGCCTGCGATGTGCGTGCAGTACACGTCCACCGTTGCCGACGAACCCGTCGAAGAACCAGAGCCATCCGAGGCGTTCTCAAAAATCTTCGCACGTGGCGTCTCAATGAAACGCACACCTTCGAAGGCTCCGATTTCGCCGTTGTAGATGTTTGCTGGATCGCTGTACACGTGTGGGTCACGCCACGAAGCCACGCCAGTCTCCGAACGAAGGTCGTAGCTCACGTCGGGGTGAATGTAACCCATGTACATTCCGTTGAACGAAACGGCGTTTGCCTTGCGGAGAGCAGCAACAACGCGACGAACATCGTTCGCCTCGATCTTGTCTTCCGGCTGAACCGTCGCACGCGACGTTGGGGTGCCAGTTCCGCCGCCACCGTACACCACGTGGGTGCCAGCCGACAACACATCACGGATCACTCCGTCGATGCTGATACCGGCGTTGTAGCCGACGAGGTTTGCGGCTGCCGCATCCACGTCAAGGAACGACGTGCCACGCAGCTTGGCGGTCGTGTTGACCGCGTTGCCGTATTCCTCAAGGGTCACTTCAATCTGGGAGTCACCCATCACCACTGGGGTGACGTCGGTGTCCTCAGTCAAGGTGCTGGTCTTCTCGCTCAGGTCATTGAAAATGGTGAACTTCACCGATGATCCTGGCATTGCTTGTGCGACTGGCATCACGTCTGCAACCGCGTCGAACAAAAGTTCGCTGCGGAGTGCGAAGTACGCAATCCTGTCAAATGCAACCTGGTCTGTGAGCAGGTTGCTCGTTTGTGTCTTGGTCATTTCCTGTGGTTCTTTCTCCCACAGGTTTATGCCCGTGGGCTAGATGTTTTCTGCTTCTTGTCTTGCTTGAGCCAAAATCTGCATGACCTCTTGCTCGTTACGAGCCTGGTTGATTTTGGTTGACCAATCGACCACAGGATCACTTGACTCACCGGCACGTTGAGCCTTCGTAATACGGCTCCACGCATCAGCCTCAGATTTGGCTTGCGCCGTCTCTGCTGCTTTCGCGATGAGATTCGCTTCCTCCGCTGCTAACCGGATTGCCTCTGGTGTTACTTCGCCGTCGTAGCCTTTTACGAAATACTTCGAAACAGGATTATCCATTGGAACTCCTGCTTTGATGAAAGCCATTTCGCGTTTGACTGCTTCGGCTTCCGCAATCTGTTTCTTCAGCTCTGCGGATTCCTTTTCCAGTAGACGCATCCGTGCCCGCACGGGGTCTTTCGGTGCCTCGTCAACATTGTCGTCTTCGAACTCGTGGACATTGGACATTGGCTCACTCCTTTACCCACACCAGGTTGGAGGTTCCTGGTGGCTGTGTCTGATATGACAACTACCAGAGTAGCAGTATGACTACTTTTGTCAAGGGGGTGCTATTGGGCCATGCCTGCACCGGTTTCAACGGTGCGGGAGGTGGCTCCTGTGGTGCGTGCGAATGATCCGCCGCCAGCGAACTCTCCGATGCGTTGGGCTTTGCGACGTTCAATTTCTTGTTGTGATGCGATGTCGAAGCCGAACGCTGCCCCAACCTTTTGTTCTTGGGTAAGCATCTGTTCGCCGGTCATTTCGCTATACAAGCCGGATAGTTCACCGACCTGTTGGAACACTTGTTGGGCTTGGGATGGGGTGTAGCCACGGGCAATCAGGTCTTCTGCGGTGGTGGCACCGAGTTGGAAGCCTGCTTGTTCGCGGGCGCGGGCAGCAATCTGGGCGGCTTGGGCTTGGCGGGTGAGGACTGGGGCGCCTTTGGCTGGGTCTAGGAAGTAGCCGACGAGTTCTTTTTCTCCGACGTCGTAGAGGCTTTGCATCTGGCGTTTTACTTCTGGGTCGGCTTCGGCTACGAGACGGTATCCCTGGTTGATTCGTTCTTGAAGTTCAGCATTGGAGACGTCGCCTTCGATGAGTTTGCGGAAGTCGTCTGGTTCGTCGTAGGCACTGAACATTTCTGGGCCGAGGTTTCGGCGTAGGGTTTCTCGATACTGTTCTTCCAACCCGATGTAGGTGGCTGGATCAAGTTCGGGGAGTCCCTTTTTGGCGCGTGCTTCGTTGGCTTTGAAACGGGTGCGGAACGTTTCGGTGTCACGCAACTGGAACAAGATGGCGTCTCCGTCGGTGATGCCGCGAGCAATGGCGTCACGGACGTTGCCTTCCAATGCGCCCAAACCGTAGCTGTTGAGTAATTTTTGTAGTTGGGCAAAAGCGTCGGTACGGCGTTGCTGGGCGGCTGCTGCTTCAGCGGCTTGGGTTGCGGCAAACTCGGCTGCGCGCTGTTCTCGGTCCAAACGGGCGATGCGTTCTGCTTCTGTTTCTCGTGGCTCAGTCGGCTCAACAGGTCGTTCTGCTTCCACACCCAACGCTGCCCGTAGCGCAGCAGCCTGCTCTGGGGTTTGGTTAGCCAACGCCTCATCAAGATAACGACGCAACTCAGGCGACTCAAAAGGGCCAAGTGGTACGTTGCTCATTTACGGAACCCGAAAGCCTTCTCCAAAGTAGACACAA